CAGAACTACTCAGCACGCGTTTCGAGATGAAACTAAGCAATCCTTATTTAATCTTACTAAGATATACGAGCAAATAGATTATATTGAAGAAACAAAGTATACAGGTTTAGTCACACAAGGCAATTTTCAATGGCGAGGCGGTATTAAAGATTCAGTAGTGGAATTTAACCCTAATAATAATGGAAGATTTTTTATTTCATGGGTACCCCCGCATAATATGCAAAATAGGTCTATATCTAAAGGCAACTTAAGATACCCAGCCAATGAGCATTGTGGAGCATTTGGGTGTGATAGTTATGATATATCAGGCACTGTTGATGGAAGAGGATCCAAAGGATCATTGCATGGACTTACAAAGTTCACCATGGAAGACATCCCACCAAATCATTTTTTCTTAGAATATATATCAAGACCTGATAACGCTGAAATATTTTTTGAAGATGTTTTAATGGCACTAGTATTTTATGGGATGCCTTTATTAGCTGAAAATAACAAACCAAGATTATTATATTATTTAAAAAGAAGAGGTTACAGGGGTTATTCTATGAATAGACCAGACAAAATTTATAATAAACTATCTGTTACCGAAAGAGAAATTGGAGGAGTACCTAACTCTAGTGAGGATATGAAACAAGCTCACGCAGCTGCAATAGAATCTTATATTGATTCTTATGTAGGTTTTAATGGGGAAAGCCATGGAGACTTGTATTTTACAAGAACGTTAAATGACTGGTCAAAATTTAATCTTAATAACCGAACGAAGCATGATGCGTCTATAAGCTCAGGACTAGCTATAATGGCTTGCAATAAAAACAAGTATGCGCCTGTAGCACAAAGAATAATGCAACCAGTAAATTTAGGAATAAGAAGATATAATAATGATGGAGTTACATCAAAAATAATTTAAATACATGATTAATACAAACTATAACAGTTCATTCCCTGATCAGGTAGTACCTGATTCCGTAAAGAATAGTTATGACTATGGTATCCAAGTGGCTCGAGCCATAGAGAATGAATGGTTTAGACAAGACATGGGGGGTGATAGATATTTACAAAACTTCCAAAATTATCATAGATTAAGATTGTACGCTAGAGGCGAACAACCTGTACAAAAGTATAAAGATGAATTGTCTATTAATGGCGATTTATCTTATTTAAATTTAGATTGGAAAATTGTTCCGGTAATTCCTAAGTTTGTAGATATTGTAGTAAATGGAATGACTGATAAAGGGTATGAGATAAAATCTTTTGCTACAGATCCTTTTGCGTTACAAGAACGCACTGATTTTGCGTTTAAAGCAATAAGGGATATAATAAATAAAGAATATATTGAGCAAATGAATGAGGCTACAGGTAAAAATTTTTATGCCTCCGCTCAACCAGATAAGCTTCCTGCATCGCGTGATGAATTGGATTTGTTTTTACAGCTTAATTATAAACAAAGTGTAGAAATTGCAGAAGAAGAAATAATAAAAAATGTTTTTTCTTATAACAAATACCCTGATATTCAGCGTAGAATTGCCTATGATTTAGCGGTGTTAGGAATAGGAGTTTCTAAAACTAGCTTTAACTTTTCTGAGGGTATTACAGTTGATTATGTAGATCCTGCTTCCGTGGTTTATTCTTATACAGAGGATCCAAACTTTGAAGATGTTTATTATGTAGGTGAAGTAAAGAATTTAAGCTTATCTGAAATAAAAAGATTATATCCTTATTTAACAAGTGAAGAATTAGAGGAAATCCAAAAATACAAAGGGCCTTCTAATTACACTAATTACGTAAGAAATTATAAAGGTCAAGACGACGGTAATTTAATATCTGTTTTATTTTTTGAATATAAAACTTACACTAACCAAGTGTTTAAATTAAAAAATACTGATCAAGGGTTGGAAAAAATATTAGAGAAAGATGACTCTTTTGACCCACCTGAGAATGATAACTTTAGCAGAGTATCACGTAGCATTGAGGTCCTATACACAGGGGCAAAAGTATTAGGCTTAAATAAACTACTTAATTGGAGTTTGGCTGAAAATATGACTCGCCCATCGTCAGATGTTACTAAGGTAAACATGAACTATGCAATCTGCGCGCCTAGAATGTATAAAGGTAGAATTGATTCTATTGTGAGCCGAATTACAAGTTTTGCTGATATGATTCAATTAACGCATTTAAAACTACAACAGGTGTTAGCAAGGGTAGTTCCTGATGGTGTGTATTTAGATATGGATGGTTTAGCTGAAGTTGATCTAGGCAATGGGACAAACTACAATCCAGCGGAAGCATTAAATATGTATTTTCAAACAGGTAGTATAGTTGGAAGATCATTAACCCAGGATGGAGATTTAAATAGAGGAAAAGTTCCTATTCAAGAATTGCAATCTTCTAGTGGGATGGCTAAAATTCAATCTTTAATTTCTACTTATCAGTATTACTTACAAATGATAAGAGATGTAACCGGCTTAAATGAAGCAGTAGACGGTAGCACCCCCGATAAAAATGCGTTGGTTGGGTTACAAAAAATGGCCGCGGCTAATTCTAATGTGGCTACACGACATATATTAAAGGCTTTAATGTACATAACTATTAAAATTGCTGAAAATATTAGCTTAAGAGCTAATGATGCTCTTCAATTTCCATTAACTAGAGATGCTCTTCTTAATAGCATTAATACTTTTAATGTTAACACGTTAGAAGAAATGGAAAGAGTAGCTATGCATGATTTTGGTATATTTTTGGAATTAGAACCTGATGAAGAAGAAAAGGCTAAGCTTGAACAAAATATCCAAGTAGCTTTACAATCAGGAGGTATTGATTTGGACGATGCTATCGATATACGACAAATATCAAATTTAAAGTTAGCTAATCAATTACTGAAATTAAAAAGAAAAGAAAAACAAGCTAGAGATCAGCAAGCAAATCAAGCTAATATTCAAATGCAAGCTCAAGCTAATGCACAAGCATCCGAGGCAGCAGCTCTAGCGGAAGTACAAAAGCAACAAGCTTTAGCAGAAACTAAAGTTCAAATTGAAAAAGCAAAGTCCGATTTTGAATTGGCTAGAATGGAACAAGAAGCTTTAATTAAAAAGCAATTAATGGCAGAAGAATTTAACTATAATATGCAACTAGCTGAAATTCAGGCAGGAGCGGAAACTAAAAAAGAAAAAGAAATAGAAGATAGGAAAGATAAAAGAGTAAGAATACAAGGAACTCAGCAATCTGAACTTATTGATCAAAGAAAAAATGATTTATTACCTAAAGATTTTGAATCTGCGGGTAATGATAATTTGAGTGGCTTTGGCTTAGAACAGTTTGAGCCAAGGTAAATTTTATTAATTAATTTTATATTATCATATTATGCCAACAACAGTAAAACAAGAAGGAGATTTTAAAATAAAAAAAAGAACTCCAAAAAAATTAGCAGGCAAAGAAGAGGTTATTAAAGTTGATCTTTCAAAACCAGCTACCGAACCTAAAAAAGAAGAAACAAAAGATGCCGTTCAGGAGCCAAGCACAAAAAAAGTGGATGTACATGAACCACCCAGAGATGGCGAAGAGGTGGGAAAAGGAAACTCCTCAAAACCAGCCATTGCCAAAGAAACTGAAGAAAAAACAGTAGAAGAATCTCCAATACAAATTATTGAAGATGAAGAAGATAATTCTGAAGAGGCAGGAGTGGCTGGAAGCAATGAAGCTCCCGCAGCCATATCGGAACAGAAAGAAGTATTACCGGAAGCAGAAACACAAAAATTACCTGAAGGAGTAGATAAACTAATAAAGTTTATGGAAGAAACCGGCGGAGATGTACAAGATTATGCCCGGTTAAATGCTGATTATTCTAACGTAGATAGTAATACGCTACTGCGAGAATATTATAAACAAAATAAACCTCATCTAGATCAAGAAGATGTAAGTCTTTTATTAGAAGACTTTACATGGGATGAAGAAGTAGATGATGAAAAAGATATACGTAAAAAACAAATTGCGTATAAAGAAGAAGTTGCAAAAGCCAAAAACTTTTTAGAGCAAACAAAGAGTAAATATTACGAGGAAATCAAGTTGAGGCCCGGCGTTACTCAAGAGCAACAAAAAGCTATGGACTTTTTCAACCGATATACCGAAGAACAAAAGCGTAATGATGCAGTTCGAGAAGGATTTATTAATACTACCAAAGACTATTTTTCAAATGATTTTAAAGGATTTAATTTTAAATTAGGAGAAAAAAAAGTTCGGTATGCTGTTAAAGATGTTCAATCTACTGCAGATAACCAAAAAGACCTTACAGACTTTGTTGGGACGTTCCTAGACAAAAACGGTCAAATGAAAGATCCTGCTGGTTATCATAAAGCGATTTACGCTGCCCGAAATGCCGATACTATGGCAACACATTTCTACGAGCAAGGCCGTGCCGATGCCATTAAAGAACAAGTTGCTAAAACTAAAAACATCACTACTGAGCCAAGGCAAACTGCCCCAGGCGACGTGTTTGTTAAGGGTTTAAAGGTAAGAGCTATTAGTGGGTTAGACTCTTCAAAATTAAAAATTAGAACAAAAAAATTTAACAATTAAAATTTAAAAAATGGCAAATGTAGTACCCTCGTTTGGGTCAATTAAACCTAGTCAGAAACAACAGGTTCTGTCTACAAATTATCTGCAATTTACAGATAAAGCCGGCGATGATTTTTCGGATTTCGCTGCACAATATCTTCCTGAGATCTACGAACAAGAAGTAGAGCGATATGGAAACCGAACTCTTTCTGGATTCCTCCGTATGGTAGGAGCAGAAATGCCTATGACTTCAGATCAAGTAATTTGGTCAGAACAAAATAGATTACACATTGCTTATGACAATGTTTCAAAACTTGCAAACAACGTTGATCTACAATTTACTCTTAATGCAACCGCTGGAGCAAATTATGTAGATAATGTAGTTTCTGCTAATCAAACAATTGTAGTAATGAATCCTGCTACAGGCGCTGAAGTAAAAGCTTTGGTTACTGCTAGTGTCGGATCTAACGCTCTCGGAAGTGCTAATGGTACTCTTACCGTAGCTACTTATACCGGGGCTAATCTTTCTACTACACTTGGAAGCGCTGGTGGAGTACTTGCTGGTCTTAAAATATTTGTTTATGGTTCTGAATATAGAAAAGGAACTGGTGATGCTGATATTAGAAGCGTAACACCATCTTTCACTCAATTTAACAATTCACCAATTATTATTAAAGAAAAATATGTGGTCAATGGATCAGATATGGCTCAGATTGGTTGGGTTGAAGTTGCTACTGAAGATGGAACATCTGGATACCTATGGTACCTAAAAGCTGAATCTGAAACTCGTTTGAGATTTGAAGATTATCTTGAAATGGCTATGGTTGAAGGCGAAAAAGCTGCTGCAGGTTCTGGAGTTGCTGGTATTGCTACTGATTACGGCGGAACTGAAGGTCTTTTTGCTGCTATTGAAGCTAGAGGTAATGTACTAAATAACTTTAGTGCAGCTGCTGGTCTAGGAGAATTTGATAGTATTCTTAAGAACCTTGATACTCAGGGTGCTATTGAGGAAAACATGCTTTTCTTAAATAGAAAAACTTCTTTGGATTTTGATGATATGCTAGGTAATGTTTCTTCCGGTCTTAACGGAGGTACTGCTTTTGGTCTATTTGAAAACTCTGAAGAAATGGCTTTGAATCTTGGTTTCTCAGGATTTAGAAGAGGTTCTTATGACTTTTATAAAACTGACTGGAAATATCTTAACGACGCTTCTACTAGAGGTGCTGTAGCTGTTTCAGCAATTGATGGAGTTCTTATTCCAGCTGGAACATCAACTGTATACGATCAAATTTTAGGTTCTAATATTCGTAGACCTTTCTTGCACGTTCGATACAGAGCTTCTCAAACAGAAGATAGGAGAATGAAGTCTTGGATTACAGGATCTGCCGGAGGTGCTTATACTTCTGACATTGACTCTATGGACGTTCACTTCTTGTCTGAAAGATGTTTATGTGTACAAGCTGCAAACAACTTTGTATTGTTTACTGCTTCGTAATTTTTCTGATATTAATTACCTCCACTTAATTGTGGGGGTAGTTTTTATCTTTTTTTAATTATTTAATTTTATTATATCATGGCTAAAAAAGCTACTCAAGCAGTAAAAGATATTGAGGTTGCACCTCAAATAGTTGAACCTAAGGAAGTTGTAAAACCAGCACCTAAAGTTTCAGCGCCTAAAAAACCTAAATGGGAAATTAAGGATAGAACATATTTATTAATGGGCTTAAAAACTCCATTAACCTATACAATAGCATCTCGGCATACAAGCCGTTATCCTCTATTGTGGTTTGATGAAGAAAAAAATCAACAAAGAGAATTAAGGTATGCGACTAACCAAAATTCACCTTTAGTTGACGAACAATCAGGAGAATCCACATTAGGGCACATTGTTTTCAGAAACGGTACTTTAACTGTTACTAAAGAAAAACAAAACTTGCAAAAAATGTTATCTCTTTATCACCCTATGAGGGGGCTCAAATATAAAGAATTTAACCCAGTTGAAGAAGCTAGTGACGATTTAGAAACAATTGAATATATTATCGAAGCTTTAAATATTGCGAGGGATATAGATATAGATCAAGCTGAAGCAATTTTAAGGGTTGAGGTTGGTTCTAAAGTATCTAAGATGAGTTCTAAAGAAATAAAAAGAGATTTATTGATTTTTGCTAAAGAAAATGCTCAGCTATTCTTAGAACTTGCTAATGACGAAAATGTACAACTTAGAAATGTAGCTATTAATGCTACTGAACTTGGTCTACTATCGTTATCGCAAGATCAACGGACCTTTACTTGGGGTAAAACAGGTAGAAAAATAATGAATGTACCTTTCGATGAAAATCCATATTCCGCAATGGCTGCATTCTTTAAAACTGATGAAGGTATAGAAGTTTATAAATCTATAGAGAAAAAACTTTTATAACGTGTAATATTTATAATAGATAGGGCCGTAGTTTTGCGGCCTTACTATTATATAACAAAAAATAAAAATGGCAATAAACGTAAATACTGTATATCAAACAGTGTTGTCTATTTTAAATAAAGAACAAAGGGGGTATATGACTCCTGATGAATTTAACAAAGTAGGAACACAAGTTCAACTTGAAATATTTGAAAAATATTTTGAAGATTTAAATCAACAAGCTAGAGTACCCCAGAGCGATTTAAACTACGCTGATAGACTAGAAAATATAGACGAAAAAGTAGCTATATTTAAAACGTTTGGCAATGCCGCATATAATAATGTATCTCCAACCCCTACTAATTACTTCACTTTACCTACTACTGATGCATACGGGCAAGCCGTAACTTTTTATAGATTAGGGGAAGTGACTTATAATAATGATGTTCTTATCCAGAGACTTCAAAGAAATGACTTTTATACTTCTGAAAAGTCTAAATTAACAAAAGCCACTACAACTTTTCCCACGTATTTATATGAGAATAACAAATTATTTGTTAAACCTGATACTATTACTTCAAATGTACAGGTAGAATATGTAAGAAAACCTTTAGATGTTATATGGGGATTTGCTGTTGATAGTACTTTGGGGTATTATCAATATGATTCTACTAATTATAATGCAGGGGCTAACCCTCCTACCGGTTCTAGGAATTTTGAATTACAGGAAAGCGAGCAAACAGAAGTCATATTAAGAATTTTACAATATGCGGGAATTATAATTAGAGATCCAGAAATAGTACAAGCTGCCGCACAACAAGTACAGATGGACGAAATCAATGAAAAAAGTTAACAAGTTATGGCAAAACCAGATGGAGGTTTAATACAAGAAACTAATGCACAATATTACGCTGGATCACAAACATTTTTGGCAGATGGAGCTAATAACATATTCACGACTACTTTTAATACAGACTTAATTTTTGGGAGTTATGATCCTACAGCTGTGAATTATGCAAATAACAATTTTAAGTTATTTACTAGTCCTACTGGGATTGCAGGGTCATATACAGAATATGTTCAAGCTTACACTGTATCTAACAATGCGATTACTCTTACAGCTACACCCGCTTTAAATACAGTTATAGTAGTCCAGCTTAAAACTTTAACTGGGGGAAATTATGGCAACGAAGATGCGTACGGAAATGTAGTAGAAGAAAATTACGGTAATTATGCTTATATAAAAGTATCTGAATTAATTACTAATTTCTTAGTAGGATATGTTGGACAAGGGAAGATCATACAAAATGTTAAAAGGAATGATGTTATTTTTCATGTTAAAAGAGCATTGCAAGAATTTAGCTATGATACTTTACCCAGTATTAAATCACAAGAAGCTACTATCCCCCACAACTTATCCATCCCCATCCCCCAAGACTACGTTAATTACGTGAAGATGTCATGGGTTGACCAGTTAGGTGTTAAACACATTATATATCCCACCACATTAACTTCTAATCCCGATAGTTTATTACCTCAAGATTGGCAGGGAACTCCAATACAGGATAGTTTTAGTGAGGATTTGGATGCAACTTCTTTAACAGAAGCAAGATGGGCTAATGCAAATGACCGCTTAATAAACGGAAATTTAAATTTAAATGAAATAAATCAAGGTATTTATCCAGGAAGTTGGTATGGGTTTGGTTATGAAGGATTTTGGGGAGAAAGATACGGATTAGATCCTGAAACTTCTCAAAGGAATGGCTGGTTCACAATGAATCACCGTGAAGGAACCATGGCCTTTTCCAGTAACCTTAGGGATGCTTTAATAATTTTTGAGTATATATCTGACGGGTTAGCTTACGACCAAGATATGAAAGTACCTAAAATGGCAGAGGAAGCTATTTATGCTTATGTAAATCACGCTGTACTTTCTACCAAAGTTAACACCCCTGAATATATAGTTAATAGATACAAAAGAGAAAAAAGTGCTAAACTTCGTAATGCAAAAATTAGATTATCTAATGTTAAATTAGATGAAATAGTTCAAGTAATGCGTAATAAATCTAAATGGATTAAAAGTTAAATAAATGGCAGAAGTTAAAAATGCTTTTATAAAGTCTAAAATGAATTTAGACCTAGATGCTCGATTAGTACCTAATGGAGAATATAGGCAAGGCTTTAATATACAGGTTAGTAAATCTGAAGGTGATGACGTCGGCGCATTAGAAAATGTACTAGGGAATGAAGTTGTTGCTGATTTTGCATCTATAGCTGGAGTGAGTAATTTACAAGTAATAGGCCAATTTACAAGTCCCGTTAATAATACTATATTTGTATTTTTAACAAATAATACTGACCCCACATATTCTACACAACCTACTTTTAACCCAACTGCTAGTAATTTTGTATATGCGTATAATACTTTATCAGGAGAGTCAGTTAATTTAGTATCAGGGGCATTCTTAAATTTTTCAACTACAAATTTAATAACAGGTGTAAGTTTGCTTGAAAATTTATTATTTTTTACAGATAATAGAAATCAACCTAGAAAAATTAATATAACGCGCACTGCCACATATTACACTAATGAAGACCAAATTTCTGTTGCTAAATATGCTCCATTCCAAGCTATAATTTTATATAAAAACTCTACAACTCCCGACCCTAACAATGGGGATACCCCTCTTTCTGGGTATGAAAGTACTATGTACGATGTTATTAGCCCCCTTTTACCTGACGGGTCTAAACAAAACCCTTATTTTCAAGGTACTTATAATGCTGCAACATCCCCACCTACATATAATTCAACTTACGCAGGGGATCCCGATTATTTAGAGGATAAGTTTGTTAGGTTTAGTTATAGGTTCAAGTTTGATGATAATGAATACTCTGTAATAGCACCCTTTACACAAGCATGTTTTATACCGCAGCAAGATGGTTATTTTTTAACCACAGGGGGAGCTGCCACTACAACTGATGAAGATGAAACATTAAGAAGTAGTATTGTAAGATTTATGAAAAATAAAGTAAATGAGGTTGTTTTACAGATCCCATTACCTTATAATGCTGCTGGAAATGTTATTACAGGAAATAACTTAGCTACAGAATTAAAAATTCAAGAAATTGAAATTCTATATGCAGAGGATTTTAGTGCTAATGTTCAAATATTAGAATCTTTAGATTCTACTAAATTTGGAAGTGGGGAAATTATAGAATATACTTATCAAGCAACTAAGCCCTATAGAAGTCTACCGGAAAGTGATCTAGTCCGTGTTTATGATAAAGTTCCTGTAAGAGCACTGTCCCAAGAAGTTATTGGTAATAGAGTTGTTTATGGAAATTTTCAAAATAAACATACCCCTCCTTCTAGCTTAAATTATAATGTAGGCGCATCTCAAAGATCTCCATTTAGTGTAACTGAAGGGAATACGTCAATAGTTGAATATCCTAATAGTACTTTAAAACAAAATAGAAATTATCAGGTAGGTGTAGTATTATCTGACAGATATGGAAGATCATCTACTACTTTATTATCAAATAATCAAGCACAAAGTATTTTAAGTGGAGAAGCTTTTGATGCATCAACTGTTTACCATAATTACAGGGTGCTCAATGATACTACCAATTTGCCTATGAGTACTTTTAGGGGGGACTCTCTAAAAATTTTATTTCAAGAAACTATAGAAAGCAATTCTTTCCAAAGTGCTGGTACTCCCGGATTATATAACGGGTCGGTAGGATCTTCAACTTATAATCCTTTAGGATGGTACACATATAAAATAGTAGTAAAACAAATAGAGCAAGAGTATTATAATGTTTATACTCCCGGCATTCTAGATGGTCCACCGAATGGGGCAACTACAGATGATGCGGTAGGACAAGTTGGTTTTGTAACTTTAATAAGTGATAATATAAATAAAGTACCCAAGGATTTAGTTGATGTAGGACCTGATCAAAAACAATTTAGAAGTAGTGTCAGATTATTCGGAAGAGTAACGCCAGAATCATCGGCAACGCCAAGTTATAACACTCCTTTTTACCCTAGCACAACATCACTTATAAGTGAATTTAATTCTATTATTGCAATAGGGAGCCAAAACAATTTATTTGGGACGGCTGGAACCCCTGAAATTTATGATGAGGAATCAAATCCGTTTGTAACTCGTATAAGTCAAATACCAACAAATCCTATAGGGTCTTTAAAAAGTGCTGCAACTTCTTATCCCTTTAAATTAGGGGTTTTTGAAACATCTCCCTTTGAGTCGTTGCTAGATATTTATTATGAGACATCTTCTTCAGGGTTAATATCTGTTTTAAACAGCGCTATTTTGCAAGGTGATGTAAATTTATCTACAGGGTTATTTAATTTTACTCCGGATTTTAAAGAAAGTGATCCAGTAGATACGATAATATTAGCGACGTTTGCGCCTCAAACTGCCGCAAGCTTAGCGGCTGGTGATCTTCCAGTTGCTACATCAGATCTTCATATTGCAAAAATTGAAAATGGTAAGGGCGACGAAGTCCAAATTGGTGATATTGGAGATTTCAAACTTGAGCGAATTGCAAAAACGTCATCTGCACCAGTTGATATTAACATTCCGGCTACATTTGATCATTATAATATTAAAACCAATAAACTTTTTTATTATGGTGTAAATTCTAATACAGAAGATAGATATGTATTTTCATTTACTAATGGTACGGAAACAAACGCTTTAACTGGCACCATTCCATTACAAAATGTTACTCCTATAATATATAAGACTGATATATCTAATCCCATCTCTTCTGCTACTATTATTTTAGCCGTGGGGGATAAAACCATTAATGCTAATAATGCAGACTTTAACGCAGTTAATGGAAGCGCGGATAGTTCTATTGTAGACGAAAATGAATTTCCTCAAAACAAAAGAAGTTTAGAGTGGAGTATCACATCGGCTACACCTAGTAATGTTTTTACAATAAATCCTATTACAGGAGTAATAACTGTAGATCAAGATGCAGATCCTAGTGGGTTATATAATTTAGATGTGCGAGTAAGAGATGCGACATTGCACAAAGATTTAACATTAACAGTTACTTTCGGAGAAAAAACGGTAAATCCTGGGTTTGGGTCAACAGAAGAAAGTGTAGTTTCAGAAGCATTAACTACTAACGGTGGGAGTTCTTTAGCTATTTACTGGACTTCGGACGCAACTAATGCAAATCAAAATGAAGGTTTAGATAGAACTGTAGGTGGGGTTGGTACTACTGCTTTAGCTCTATCTAATACATTAGGGTTCACAAGTGAGGGATACACCAATACCGCAAGCTATAATAGCGGCGGCCCCTCCCCAATTACTTATAAAAATACTGATTATAACGCAATAGGTAGTGCTAAAGGTGTTTTACCTCAAGCAGATGGAGGCCTTTCGGCTGGGACGGGGTATGTAACAGTAAATATAAATTTAATGAGCGATGGGTTTGAGGACTTTAATATGAATCAGCCTACTCCCTCAGAGGTATTTGCCATGTTCCCTGTAATTCTCCAGTATAGATCAGCAGGGGGTGGTCCGAATTCATGGGTAACTGCAAAAGATGTAGAAGGTAATGATTGTACCTTTGGAGGAACACAAAAGAATATTTACGATTATTATGGAGGGGGCAAGCAGCCTCTTAACGACCAGACTACTTTACAGTACACTGGAACAACGTTTTATAATACACTAGCGGAACATTATAGTTCTTTTGGAGTACAAGCCACAAGTGCTGGTAACAATAACAATAATGCTTTAAATTCAACTTGTATGGAAATGTGGGTTGAATCTATGAGTAGTAACCACATAGATGGACTTTGGTCTAGTGTATCTAAGACTTTTGTAATGGGAGAAAGCCAAAGCTATGACTCTTCTTATAATAAGTTTGGGGATTACAGATTGGTTGTAAGGTATCCATGGGGATTAGACAACACTACTGGTTCCTCTACTAATTATATAGTAGCGGGATATAATCAAACTCCTAGTGGGGAATGGAATAATAAATCCCTTTTTGAATATAATATTCAGTGGGGAGACTTTTATTATCCTGGTTATTCTTCAGCTAATTCTTATTCTTATAGACTTTCGGGGTTGGGATATAGTGGGCCAAGTATAGCCGCGTCCGCAACTCCGTCACCAAGTAGAGAATTTTTTGCCCGAGAGTGGCACTTAAAATATGTAAGTCAACTTTATACCGATGCTGCATTGACCACCCCTTGGAATCCCGATACCTCAACTCAACCTTGGAGTCCTAGTAATGCTTGGTATTCTTACAGCCCTAATAGTAGTGATATAAACGCAACGAGTGGAACTGATTTTTCTAATGTTTCTAATTTTGGTGGTATAAATTATAATCAAACCTATAATAATACGAATAGAAGGTGGGTGGCATATTTTGGCCCTGATGGCAAAAAAGTTGCTAGTTATGCACATCCAGTTATAACAGGAAGAGGATCACCTCTTAATTATTAGTAACTAATATAACAAATAAGTAATTATAAAATAAATGGCTGCTATAATAGAAATAAAATACTTTAATAGTTTTTTATTAAAAAAAACAGTAAAAGCTGATTACACACCGGTATGGAATGGGTCTTTTGGTATACCCGGTTATAATCCTGGTGAGTCCGGAGTTGCTACTCCTGCAGTTGCTGACCCCGATAGGAATTGGATGGTGGAAGAATCACGTATTGACGGGGGATATAATAATGCTTCAGTAGGTTATGGTGCAAAAGCTTATTTAGTAGAGGAAGAGCCCAGCTCTACTGTTAGAACAAATGCTCTTATATATTCTGGTATATTTAATTCTACTACGGGAATAAACAATAGTAACGTATTTAGTGTTGCTGAAGATATAACAAGAGCTTTAGATCCCTCGAATGGCACAATACAAAAACTTTATGCACAAGATTATTACTTAACAATATTCCAGGAAAATAAAGTTAGTAGAGCACCTATAAATAAAAATGTTATATACTCAGCTGAAGGGAATCCAACCGTAACAACGAGTAACATGGTTATAGGAGAGCCGCAAGCTTATGCTGGGAATTTTGGTATTAGTAGAAATCCGGAAAGCCATGCAGTTTACGGTTTTAGACAGTATTTTACTGATAAAGATAGAAATGCAGTATTAAGATTATCTAATGATGGACTAACAGAAATACAGCGATATGGAATGTATGACTTTTTTAGAGACAAACTAAGCGCTTTAGATAGCCAATTTTCTTTAGGAAAAATTCCCGGGATGTGGGATATTCATACTAAACAATACGTAGTATCATTACAACCTGCTGATAATTATTCCATAGATGCTTTAGGAAACAAAGCTAATGTGGCTTACTATACTACTTCTTTTGACGAAAATGTGGGGGGATGGACTAGTTTTTATAACTATAAACCAGCTTTTGGGACAAGCTTAAAAAATTTGTATTATACCTTTGATAATGGAACTAGTACGGCACTGCAAGCCAAGTTATACCAACATAATTCTAATTCCGTTTATAGATCTAACTTTTATGGTGCTCAATTTAAAGCTAGTATTACTTTTATTTTTAACCCTAATCCAAGTACCCCTAAAGTATTTAAAACAATAAATTACGAAGGAAGTAATGGGTGGCAAGTAGATAGTATAATATCTGATAGTACAGGTGTAGGCAGTGTTAATACGGGTTGGGCTACAACTTCAATTGGACAAATATATCAGGAATCTAATACTAATGATTCATCTGCTGTTGTTTATAGCTATAACGAAGGCGCTTATGATAATTATGGTAATAAATATCCCGCACAATTGTTCCCGCCAATTAACTATGCAGGCTTTGTTAGAAAAGAAAATAAATACTTTGCTACAATAGTAAATAATAGTCCTGCGGTTTCAGGAGAAGTAAGATATGGCAACCAAATGACCGGTATTAAAGGGTTTTTTACTACTGTAACTATTTCAAATGATTTAGTCACTGACCCAGGGGGGATGAAAGAAATATTTGCTGTATCTTCGGAATACATAGGATCAGCTTATTAAATTATATGGAATTAGTAAAAACTAAAAACGACAATATTATAATGCACAACAATGGAGATATTGTTGATTGTGGGGATATCATACCTGTCACTCATGAATTTGCCGACCAAATATATTTAAGAAAAATGGTTATGCAAAAAAATCAATTGGTAGTTGGGGCAGAGCATAAACACGAGCATGTCTGGTTTTTATTAACTGGAAAAGTATTAATTAAAGAAAGCGGCGAAACAATTATGCATGAGGCACCTTGTTATACAATTTCAAAGCCAGGTGCTAAAAGAACAATTATAGCATTAGAAGAATCTATTTTTATGAATGTACATAAAAACCCGAATAACACGAAAAATATTAAAGAATTAGAAAATCAAATAGTAAACTTATGAGTTTTGTATTAGTAGCAGCAGGAATAGGCGCTGCAGCAGCCGTAGGGAGTGCCGCTATAGGGGCGCACCAACAAAAACAGGCTTCTAAACATAATAGAAATGAAGCCAACAGACTAGGTAAAGAAATCAAAAGATTAGAAACAAAAAGATCTTTAGAATTACCTGTAATTAATCCTTATGAAGGTGCCACAGATTTGTCTTTTATGATAGAGGATCTTTCAGGTATGCTTAGTAATCCTTTTGAAAATTTAGGGGTTGCAACAAAAGCCGCGGAAATACAAATGGAACAAACTGATCTTGCTTTAGCTAATACTTTGGATTTATTAGCTACTACAGGAGCAAGCGCGGGTGGTGCTACAGCTTTAGCTAGAGCAGCTGCTGCCGGCAAAAAAGGAGTGGCTGCGAGTATAGAATCACAAGAAGCTAAAAATCAACAAATGAGGGCACAAGGGGAAGCCAATTTGCAACAACAAAAAATGGCAGAAGCTCAAAGAGTGCAAAGCGGGAAGTTTGGTGAAGCTACTAGACAGCAGGATATAGACGCACAAGGCAAATTATTTGTCTTTAGAGAAGAAGACAATAGATTACTTGAACAACTTAATAGAAAACAAGCTCAAATGACTGGTCAGCAACAAGCGGCTGCTCAAAGGAGTGCTGATGCGGCAAGTATTATGAGTAGTGGAATTAGTGCTGGAGCGCAAGTGCTGGGTTCTGGAGTAACTGCTTACGGAGCAAGCTTGGGAAACTAAGTGGCCCGGCGGGGCCTAAATTTAATAATAACGCATTGCAAAGTCAAATAAAAAAAGGAGGCAATATAAACGCCACACGCTAGATTAAAAAATATAAATAATGGCAATACAAATACCAACACCTAAAAGAGGAGGGGCTTATGAAAACCCCGAAACAGTAGTTGTTTCTCAAGCAGCGCCTTATACCGATGCAATAAACTCATTTGCTAACGCCTTTGTTACAGCATCTGAAGGTTTAGTTAAAATAAAAAATGAAAAACTTAAAAAGACACTAGCAGAGCAAGCTAAACTTGCTAAAGATGTTTATATAGATCCTACTAAATTTTTAGAAAGATTTGAAAAAGCCGGAGCAACTGAGCAAGAGTATGATATTGTCAATAAATTATTTGATGAAAATGCCCAACTTCAGCTAGATATTGAGGCAGGTTCTTATACAAAAGAAGACTATAAAGATTTAATGGCTCAGAAAAACAAAACGCTTACTAAGCTAAACCAAATGGTTGGATTTGCTGGAGAAAGTACGACATTTAAAGCTAAATGGGCTGAAGATTTTAGGGAACAAGCTAGAACTATGAGTAATCAAGGTTACGCCTCTGCTGTTGGAAATGAGGAATACATTGCGGCGGCTAATATATTTTCAGGGGTAACTACCGTGGACAAACCTGGTAATGTTGAAATATTTTTTAAAGAAGGATCTGATACTCAAATGGTTAGAATTACAGGGGGTGATTTGACAGAAGCCTATGAAGTGCCGCTAGCTTCTTTTTTATCTAATCAACTTCCTACTGTCCCTAAATATGATGATGAAATAATTGAGTCATTAAAAAATAATAATATTTTAGACAATAACGGGCGATTAACTAAGTATGCAAAAAATATGACAGAAAGGCAATATTTTGCAGCAGTTAACAATCTCGTAGCTACAAAAATTGAAGGCTTTAGTGAAAATATAAGCCAAGCTAATAGCTTAGGTCTTGAGGTATTTGGCCTTAAGGATCCATTTACTTTATCGATGCAAGACGGCGTCCCTGGGACAGAACTAAGCCCAGAAGACCAAAAGAAGTTAACAGCTGCGGGCGAAGCGTATACTTTAACCATTATACCTAAGCATGTATATGAACCGGAGGGACCCAGCGCTAAAGAGCTAGCCCGAAGCAACAAAGCGGCTAGAGAAAAGGCTAATCAAGATGCGTTTAAAGAATTAATAGATGAAAAGTTAACAACTATTGGGTTGACAACTACACCAACAGGCCAATTTATAGGTACGGTAAATCCTTTAAGCAAAGATGGAGAAATTAATGCTGCATTTGAAAGAGGCTTGTCCGGGTTAGGTTATCAAATAGAGGAAAGAATTCCAGGCAAGGATGAAAATGAATATATAGGAATAAGAATAAAGCCTCAAGCTGGAACTGCTGGAAATGGAATTGATGTTTTAAATAATGAAAATGCCCCAGTATTTATTTATAACTTAATGCTCGCGGAGGGCTACAGTGTGCGAGACGCTAAAGATTTTGCTTATAGAAGTATACCGACCCTGGGTCCTCAAGAAGGGGATTTAGACGACGGAAAAAAATGGGATGATAAGTTAAAAAAGTGGGTGGAAGTAAAACCCGAAGATGAATCTGTAACAGACCAAGGACAAAAATATAATCAATATCAAAGAAAATAGTATTCATGGTTTCATATCAAGTAAATGGTAAAATCTATGATCTTCCTGAAGAAGAAGTTCAAGGATTTTTAATTGAATTTCCAGATGCAGTGCTAGTTGAAGAAGACGAAACTGTGGAAAAGCCAATACCTTCACCGGAAGAGAGTGCACCTGTGGAGGAAAATGTAGCGCTCGACAATATGGTATCAGAGCCGGTAGATACTTCTTTGGAATTACCTACAACGTATAAAGTTAATGGAAAAATTTATGATTTACCTAAAGAAGAGGTTGCTGGGTTCCTAAGTGTTTTTACGGATGCTGAGCCTTATGAGGGCGAAGAATCTATTCAAGAGCTTCAAAAAGCTCAACCTAATGGTGAAGCGGTTGATGGATTTTGGGAGTCTTTATATGTTTCTTTTATGAATTCTTTAGATAATATTGAACTACAAAGACAATCGGCTGCTCTTATTGAAGATGTTGAGGACGGTGAATTAGAAGCAGAAAATGCCGCAAATTACGTTGTTGCCATGCAAAATGTAAATGACAATCAACAAATACAATCTGTAAAAGATTACGATGCCACTGTAAAAAAATACCAAGCCCAAGGAGATAATGGGATGATCGCATCACTAAAAGGACTATATGATAATCCGGAAGCAGGTTTTGCTATGGCTATTAATTCTTTAGGGACAGTGTATGGTTCTATAGCTGTTGGCGAAAATGTTAAAACAGGTTTAAAATATGCTGGAGCTGGCGCAGCAACCGGAGCAGTAGCTTCGTCTATAGCGGGTACTGTGGGTGGGCCTTTAGGTACTCTACTTGGAACTATTGGTGGAACAATAGGAGGGGGATTAAGAGGTTTTTATTTTGGGGCGATGAAACAATTAGAAACTCAATTACTTTTTAGTGAGTTATTAAATGAAAGAATAGAGGGAGAAATTACTGCTCAAAAAGTTACTGATATTTTTGAAGATAAAGAATTTGTTAATGATATATTAAATAAAGCAGAAAATAGAGGAATTGGAGTTGCTGCTGTAGAAACTATGCTGGCATTTTTACCCATTAAAGCTGGAGGAGTAATGAGTAAAGCTATAAAAGGAGCTTCTGGGAATGTTGGGCGAGCCGTAGCCGGTACTGCAGGCAGAATTGTTACAACGGGGGTGTTGGAGGCAGGAGTAGGAATGTTAGGAGAAGCAACAGGGCAATTAGCATCTGGGCAAGAACTTGATTTAAGAGAAATAACAGAAGAAGGTATAATAAGCCCCTACGGTAAAGCTATAACCCTTAGAGAATACGTTTCTAATGTTAGAACACTCCAAGATGAAGTAAAAATTTCAAGTACATTAAAACCTACTAAATATAAAAATGTTTCTGAACTATTTGCTGACAAAACATCTTCTGAAACTCAGGTAAATATTTCAAAATTAAAAAGGTCTCAAAAAATATTAGATTTACAAGTAGATGCCCAGGTTAATAAAAACGAAATAACTAAAGAAGAAGGCGATAATATTAAAAGAAATTTTAGAGATACGCAGGGCGCTGTTAACCGCATAAAGCCTTTAAACTTTAATACTGAGCAAGAAACTAAAGCTGTTGAGTTATTAAAAGAAAAACAACAACTTTTAAATGAAATTAAAGAAGTTGACGAAAAAGCATTAACTCAACCTCAACAAGAAAGAGTTAATGTAATTGATAAAGAGCTTAACAATTTAAGAGTTGAAAGAGCAACTGAAACTATAACAGAGGCTGTTGATCCATCGAGAGTAATACTTGTAGAAAATGATCAAGAATTACAAAATAAATATGACATTAAAGGAGCCAATTATTCTGCAGCAGGTGGATTTTTTAAAGATGGCAAATTTTATATAAACAAAGAAGTTGCTGGGCAATTTGAAACAATTACAGAACCTTCGCATGAATTACTTCACCCTATATTAAAAGAGGTATTAAAAGCTAACCCTCAAGAACTAGTAGATGAATTTAAAAAAGTAATAGGCGAAGATAATGTTAGAGCGGTTCAAAAAAGAATTGACGGTATTGATGTTTATACAAACGAATACATGGAAGCAAATCCCGATGAGTTTATAACTCAATTTGGGGATATGATTTTAGAGGGTGAAATTACCTATAATGATAATATTTTTACTAAGATAGGTGATTACATAACTCCTTTACTTAGAAAATTTGGATTTAAAAAAATAAAATTTGACAGTGGTAGGGATGTTTATAATTTTATGCGTGAATATTCTAAAGGGATTGAGCGCGGTAAATTATCTGAAGATGTAAAAGCTGTTATCCCTACAGAATTACAGTCCGAAGAAACTTTTTCTGTTAAAAAGGCTAGTGTATTAGAAGCTATAAATAAACTTGTCCCTCAGGATATTACTACACAAGAAGAATACCAAAGTTTTATAAGGGATGAAAGGTCATCTTTCCCTAAGCTTTATAGAGCGATTACTGAGCAAGGCGGAGTAATTAATAATTATATTAGAAAAATATCAACTTCGCCAGAAGAAGTGCAAAAAACAGTTGAAAGATTAGTTGAGAGAACATTAAAGTTTAACCCTGAAGCTGAACGTAAAGATACAAAAAAGGCTGTAGGCATAGAAGCTTTTGGCGAAAGAATATTTGCTGATATACAATTTGCTAGAAAAGGATCTAAGCTTGAATTATATGAAGAAAGCGAAAAAACTAAAAGAGAAAGCAGAAGAGAAGACCGTGAAGATGGCTTTGAAACTTTAGCTGCGCCAGAAACTGAAATTGAAACTACACCCGCCCCACCTGCGCGCGGTAGAAAGCTAGTTAAAAAGCAAGCGCTTAGTGAAGAAAACCAAAAAGCATTAGAAAAAGTTATTGCAGAAGCAGATTTTACAGAAGAAGAGCTTACGTTTAAAACATTACCCAATGCAGCAATAGAAATTTTTGCAAAAGAAATTGGTATACCTGCTAAAAAATTTGCTGGTAGCTCTAATTTTACTCAAGATGAACTGGGTAAAGTTATAACATATATTGAAGAAAATATAGATATA